ACATTCTGCATTTGTGTTAATATCTGAGCTTTTAAATTCATGTTGTTCAAATATTTGGTTTCATCTTTTTCGTTAATATCGTTAAATCTAATTTTCCATGTGTCTATTTCCATAAGCTTCAACAATGGCTTTAGGAAACCCATCTCTACACATTGCTGTGTTTCTCTAATAGTTCTGTCAAATATTGTAATCTGCTCGCCTTCTGCATTAAGTCCACCTACTCCTGCCATCTGTCCTACAACTAAAGGCATAACTCCATACGAACCGTTTATGTCGTTGTTAATTCTGTCCATGTAAGGCAGCATCATTAACTCATCCATGTTAGGCATAACAGGCACAAACTTTGCTGTAGTGCTTGCATCTCTACTACTTAGTATCGGAATAAAATTAGGATTGCGTCTTGTCTCTTCTGCAATATATTCTCCTAATCTGTTAAGTGATTCCTCATCGTGACCAGGTACATCTAAGAAACCCTTAGGTGGCCTTTCCAGTCTATAGATTTTGTTTTGAAATGACTCTATGGCCAATGCTGTTTCGATTTTTTTGGAAAGACCTATAATTGGCGACTGCCCATACAACCGAGCATTCGCACTGTATTTGTTAAAATGTATAATCTCATCACGTGCAAATGGTATTTTACCATCCTCACTTTCGTAATAGTAAGCCATGTACTCTAACTCTACACCAGTCTTTGGATTTACATCGCCTTCCATAAATTCTCTAGTCACTGGGTCAAACTTGTCTTCTTCTACAAATCTACCATACTCATCTACGTTAAAACGCATGTGCTTTGCATCCTCTACCCAAAGCTCTTTGACTATTTTGTTACTTACTTTACCTTCACCATCTGCAACTCTATCATAAACAATACTTACCCAGCAATCGTCAAATACTTCTAACTGACGTATCATTGCCTTAAACAACTCTGAACCTGTCATATCGCTACTACCGTTAGTAGGATTACGTAACAACTTCTCAATCATACGTCTTTGTTCAGGGTCTCCTTCTTTACCAAGAGCATGGTACTCCCATCCTTTGGCGACCGACTGTGAAGCTATTCGTGTAATAACAGTTCGAAGATGAGAATACCTGTCAGCTAATTGTTCTAAATAAAATTGGTCAACTTGTGGAAGTATAGATTGCCTGTATGCCGTGTCTGTACTTACACCTGAATACACTGGAGTCCTAGCGTCTTTAGAAATGTCTGCGGTTGCATCTTGTAAAAATGCATCTATACCTGTTGCCTTTCTAACTGGCTTGCTTCTAAATCTGTCTAAAAATCCCATCAAATTCTCCTAGATTCCAAGACATGACGATGCCTGTGTATATAGTCTTCGATAACTGGTTCTAACATTTTAGATACTGGCGTTTCTTTAACCTTTGCCAATGTCTT